CAATTCCTTTATTATATATTTACCACTAGTGTCAGCATCTAATTCAGCAGCATCTTCTCGTGAAATTTTAGGAAATTCACAAGTAATTACATCACCAGCTCTCAAATCAGTATTACATGGAACCATCATACTAACAGATTGAGTAAGTAAAACATTATATCTCATAGTTGCTTGCGATTGATATTTACTAGGGTCAGCATTTTCTTCTTTAGAAACTCCCTGATCCATAGTTCCAATATCAACAATAGCTGTAAATAATCTTGTTGGAACATCATCTAACTTTTTATCAGATTCTTCAGAAATTAAAGGTAATTCAATTTCATTTCCAAGATTTTCAACTTTATCTTTCTTAAGTTTAAATATACTTTTTGTTGGACTAGTAAATCTAAAATTTAAAGGATTAAAAAACATATTTTGACTTGAATATGTTCCTAATCTTAATTTCTCAACTAAATTTTGATTTTTATCCACAGCATAACTTAAAATTCTAAAATCATTATTTCTATCAATTTCACTTTTAGCAACTTCAGTATAAACATATGTCGCAACTGATTCTTGCTTAATCATTTCATCAATTGATCTAAAATTAAATCCATCTTGAGTTTGATAAAATACAAATCCAGCAGTTGCATCACCAGAAGAATTTGGAACTGATTTTGATGCTAACCATATTATTACACTAAATGGTTTTTTAAGATTACCGATAAAACTATACTTATTACTAGTAGTATCAATAGAAACACGAGATTCATCAATTTTCATTACATCAATAAGAATTTTTTTTACAGATTCTGCAATTGTACCTGTATATTTTTTAGAAACTCTTGTAGTTTCATTTGTTATAGCTTCTCTTGAAACTAAATTAAGTAAAAAACTTTCTCTTTGCGTTTCTGATATTACTTCACTTATACTAGAAACATACAAATATTTTGAAGGATCTGATGCGAAATCTATACCTTTTTTTTCTTCACCACTATATGAGTTTCCTTTATCAAGAATTTTAAGAATAACTCTTTCACCACCTCTTAAAGGAAGACCACTATATATTGATTGTTTTGCACCATCAGTTTTAGAATCATCTGTAGGATCTTTAGGACTCATAGAATCTCCCGTATCTATAACCCTTATTTTTGCAGTAATAGTAGGTGAAAATATATCTTCATAATAATCAATCGCAATCGCACCTAATCTAAGGTCAACTGTTCTTTGTTGATCATTAGATTCTACTGTAATTTGTTCGTATAAAGCTGGTCTAGCTGCTGACATTTATGCTAATTTAGTTAAAAGTTGTTGATTCATTAAACTATTTAATGAATTTCCCTGACTAATGATTATGGGAGAAGAAGATTTTCCTGAAGAACCAGACGGTCCTGGAGAAGAATCTTGATCTATTATAACAATATCCTGACCTTTTCTTTCAGGTGTAATTGATGATGTTGATTGTGTTCCTGTGTTAGAGATGTTTGTTCTAGATCTTCTTTTAGCCATTCTTTCAGCAAATGCTGCTTTCTCCTTAGCTACTACTTTTGATCCTTCTTTAGTAGTATCATCAGCACTTCTTATTGTAGTTTTTGATTTTGTTTTTTTATTAGTTTTAACATCTGTGGATGATATTTTTTTTGTCGATCCAGTAGATTTTTCATTTTTAGTTCCATTAACATTTATACCATCATTAATTCCATCAATATCACCAACAAGTTCACTACCAGTAGCAGCTTCTTCCATTTTTTTAGTTGTATCCTGCCAGTCAGTATTCATTTTATCCATAGTATTTTTCATATCACCAACTACAGATTTAAATCCAGTATCTTCTGGTTTTTTACCCCCTTGTGTACCTGGTTCTGCTTCCGGCTTACCCTTTTTCTTACTTAATCCGAAAAAATTCTTAGCACCATCTTTTAAGTTCTTAAAAATATTACCAAATGCACTTTTAATACCACCAAAAGCCTTTTCAATCAAGTCTTTTGTATCTGAAAATTTTAAGTTGGATAATTTTTTCCATGATTTCTTTATAACCTTCCCAATTGTTTTAAAGAAACTTCCAATACCACCTAGTGGATCATCAAAAAAATTGTCAATTTTTTCTTTAATATTGTTTATTTGCTCTGTTAAATTTTCAACTTTTTCAATAATCTCAGGTAATTTATTAACAACCCATCCAATTAATAATGTACTTATAAAATCAACTATTCTTTGTAAAACACCTCCAGGTTTTTTACTAGACTTTGTAGCATTAGGGTTTTCTGGTTGCTTTTTATTAGATTTTTCTAGTGCTTCTTCCTCTTTACGCAATTTTCTTTTTTCTCTTAATTTTTTTCTAAATTTAGATTGATTATTAAAAGTATCTTTTTTAATTTTAGTTCTTTTAACAAAAGATTTTTTAAAAGATTGACTCGACCTTGATAATGATTTACCAAAAGATTTTGTTCCACTAGCAGCACTTTTACCCATAGTTTTAGCACCTGCTGCAACTCCTTTAACGGTTGCACCTGCTGCTTTAGCAAATACTGCTCCTACTTTTAATGCTCCTGCTGCTATTGCTGGTAATGGCATCTTAAGTCACCACATTATAATGCATCTTAGAATACATAACATAAAAATTATCAGGATTAGATGATTGAATATTAGGTACTTTTGTATTTTGTGTATTACTACCACCTCCACCAGATTGACCTGGTGTTGAAGGAGCAGTTTTCGTAATAATATTTGGATCAGGATCTTTTACAGGACCTGCAGTTACAATTGATGTACCTGGAGTAACTTTACCAAACTCAGGATTTATCTTTTTACCACTTATCTTAGCATCTCCTTCTCCGGCAGGTATATTACCCATCCCAGTTCCAGTTACACCTAATGCCAAATCATTATATCTTGCTTTAATTTGAGATTGTCTTACATTCCAGTCCTTTCTAGCTTTATCCCAATATTTACCCTTTTCTGGTTGTTTTTCTGGTTCATTTTCTCTTATCCTATCAAAATATGCTTTCTTTCCATCCTTTATTTCTTTATCCATATTTTTCTTAAGATCATCAAGTCGTTTTTCTTCATTTTGATACTCGGTATATGCTGCTTTTTGTTCTTCCGTTCCATGCTGCATTACATCTTTCATAACACCATTAACACTAACTTTTGCTCCTTTAGTAGTCTTTATAACTCCCAATTTATTCATTTTATCTTCCATTTCACCTGTTTTAGTTCGTGAAGCATCAAATCCTTTTCCACCAGCTGCTCTTCTCTGTGCAGCTTTAAGTCCAAAACCAATACCCCCAATACCAGCAGCTACTGCTAATGCTATTAATCCTGGAGGAGATACTAAGAATCCAAGTATGGCACCACCAATAGTAAGAACTGAACCTCCTAAAGTTGCCAACAATCCAGGTAAAGCCAGAAATCCAAGATTCATTGCTAAAAATAGACCACCAACAACTCCTAAACCTCCCAGTACATTATTTCTTAGTTCTTTTAATTTTTCTTGATCCCCATCCATCCATGCTTTAATAGTTTTTATACCTTTATTGGTCATCCATCCTGCAAATAATAAAGTAAAAGTATCCATCAATTTTTGAAGTATTCCCTGTACCCTACCACCAACTGATTTTAATGGTGACAATAAAGCTTTACCAATTTTTTTAGGAATTGTTTCTAAAAAACCTTCTTTTTCTGCTAATTCATTACTCTCAGCAGCTTTTAATTGTTGTTTCTGTTCTTTTAATAACTTATCCTCTTCCCTTTTAGCATCTTTAACCAAAAAATCTCCAAATCTTTTTTGAATACTTTTAACAATATTCTTAAGAAGAGTAATCTTTTTTGAATTAGCTCCAACTTGTCTTTTTAATACTTCTAAATCCCTAACTTTCTTAGTTTCTGGTACAACATCTCCCTTTGCTTTATCTGTAGGAACTAATCCTCCACCACTAGTAGGTGTAATAGCACTAAATTTTGATCCTCCAGAAACTCCAATACCAGCACTAGAAGATTTGCCAATAAATTTGGCAGCATTTATTTTTTGTTTTCTAAATATTGCCTTCCTATCTGCAACAGATAAATATTCTCCTCCACTAGTAGTTCCAGAACTCCATATTGGTTCTTTACTTAGTTTATCACCACTAACAGCATTTTGATGCCAACCATGTAAATTAGCAGTAGCAGTACCACCACTTTTGGATAACTTAGTTCCTCCACCAACAACAATATTGGATCCACCTGACACTATTGACCCACCTGCCTTTCCTGCAGGTAATGCTCCTGCTATTTTTGATCCAGGTAATAGTGCAGTCATTTTATTTTACATTCCTCCTTTCTGTTGTTGCTTTAGATTTTCTTCTTCAATATATTGTTCTAAAAGAGCAACATATACATCCTTCTCCCACGGAATCATATTTTCTAACTCTGTTAATGAATATTTATGGTGTTGTATTAAGGCAAAATTAACTTTAAAGTATGACGCAAGATCAGTATGCGCCATACCTACTCGAAAAAAGATGATAAACCTTCTAATACAATTTCACTTTCAACTTTTGTGTTAGGGTTAGTAACTTTTATAGTATGAGATAACTTAGGCATTGTCTCAAAGAATTTTTCAACTTGCTTAAATTGCTTTGAACTCAATTGTTCAATAAAATCAATAAGTTCCTTTTTTGTACAATCAGAAGCAGTCCATGATTCTTCTTCATTGAATACTTGCTCAATACAAGCAACAATCATATCAAAAGATTCTGTAACACCAATATCACTACCAACTTCAAAATTATTTTTAATAAATTCCAATAATGAAGGATATTTCATTCTCATAACTAAATTATTATCTAATTTAATATCTTTAGTATGATCAGCATGAGTATGAACTTTAATTTCATCAAGTCCAATCGTAACTGGAACTTTTGTTTCACCATCATCAGGACAAGTTATAATTACATCAACTGTTTCACCAACAGACTTACCTCTAATATTTAAAAAGAGATATTCAATATCAAATGTAGATAACTTATCGACTTTAATACCCCGTGATATAATACAATTACCAATTACAGTTTTAATTGCATTTGTAATCTGTTTCTGATCTTCAGATTCCATTGCAATAATAAGAATCTTTTCTTCTTTTACTAAAAATGGTCTATATCTAATCTTTTTATTACTAGATGGCAATACCATCTCATATGTTGGGGTGGAAATTTTTGGTAATGGCATAATGTTTACAGCACTTCAGTATGTTTATTTAGCTTGATTATTTAAGTTTAATTAGTAAAATTAATTGGAACACTTTGTTGTCCATCATCAGAAACAAATGAACCTGTAATAATTCCTTGATTTTTAGAAGGTATAGTATTTTCACTAATACCTGTTTTTTTACTTATACTAGTTTCTTTACCTGCAATATATCTTTCATAGATAAATGTACAACTTACTGATAAAACATTAGCACTACCATAAGAAACACTAGTTGAACTCATAGTTTTAGGAAACATTCCAAAAAATGTATATTCTATTTCTTTCCTATAATCACGATCAAATTTAACAATTTTTATTTTATCAGCTTTATATCCACTGGTAGCATCTCTAGGGTATCTCATCCTATAAAAATATCCTGGATCTGACTTATCTTCTTGAGATCCATCAGTAATATATTCCATCCAATGTTCTATAAATTTCATCATTTTATAATCCTTATCAACATAAAATGTTAAAGGTAATGAAGTAAATATTCTAGTATGAGCAAAATTTTCAGTAACTCCTTGAAAATTACCTTTTATTGGAACATCAGCAATACTACTTCCTGGTATAGAAGCTTGACTACACAACAATCCAGCATCTTCTATAACAAATCTCCTATTAACACCTTTACTATTAAGATGAGACATTAAATTTGGCGATAAACCATCAAAAAATACTTGATAATGGTTTGTTTGTGCAACATTTCCTATGATTGATGTAAAATCAGATATTTTTCTCTTAATAACCATCTAAATACTTTACGATTATGATGTAATAACTATTTAGATGTCTTATAAGGGAAAATATAAACCTAAACATCCAAAAAAATATAAAGGCAATCCAACAAACATAATTTATCGATCTTTATGGGAAAGACATTTTATGGTTTATTGTGATAGTAATAACAATATCTTAGAATGGTGTAGTGAAGAAATAGCTCTTCCATATCGTTCTCCAATCGATAATAAAATTCATAGATATTTTCCAGATTTCTATATTAAAGTAAGAGAATATGGTGGAAAAATTAAAAAATATATCATAGAAATTAAACCAGAAAAACAATGCATGGAACCTAAAAAACAAAAAAGAAAAACAAAAGGATATATCTATGAAGTTTATGAATATGCCAAAAATCAAGCAAAATGGAAAGCAGCAAAATCATATTGTCTTGATAGAGGATATGAATTTAAAGTATTAACAGAAAACGAATTAGGTATTAAGAAATGATATTAAAAAATCCTACAGATGATAATAGTAATAGAATTCGTTCTGTAATTGATGGATTATCAGGATCAGAAGATCCTGATGATTTAATGTTGGAATTAATGGAAGCTCTCAACAACACGGTTACACCTGTACCAGATGTAGGAAGATATTATGCATTTGTATATGCTCCAAAAACATCTAGTATTCAATATGATGCACATCCATTAGTTGCAGTTACTAATGTATTGCAATGGGGATTTCGTGGAATGAATTACCATTGGGGTCAAATGAGACAATATACATGGGATGAAGTTGTTGGTCAATTATATGAATTAACTTCAGAAGAACTTGCAGATGCAAGAGAAATACCTTTTGCAAAAATTCGTCTAAATAGTTAGAAAAATATAATGACTAAAGGGAAATTTGCCACTTTAAGATACCCAACAGCAAGAATAGAGGAAAATAGTGATTTTTTAGAAGTTAAAGTAATGGAATATGTTCCACCTGGAATGGGCAATAATGAAAGTCAACCAATGAAATTAGGCACTTCAACTGAAGCACTTCAAAAAAATCAAGAAAATCCATTAGGATATATATTTCTTCCTGTACCACAATCAGTAAAAGACTCCAATTCAGTAGACTGGGGTGATGGAGATAGTCTTAATTCTTTTGCTGCTGCTGGTGTGGGTATTGCTCAAGATGCAATGAGTGCTGGTGGTCCTAAAGAAATACTGGAAAAGTTAGTAGGGGGTACTACTAGTAGAATGGAATCAATGGTCAATGATAAAGATAATTTTGCAGATCTAGCAAATTCATTCTTTGCTTCAAAAGCAGTTAATATATTAGGAGGGAACACTAGTGTTGCTGGACTCATGGCAAGAACTAGTGGTCAAGTAATGAATCCAAATATGGAATTACTTTTTAAAGGAGTACAATTAAGAAAGTTTGACTTTGCTTTTTCTTTGGCACCAAGAGATGAAACAGAAAGTAAAACAATCAAAAAAATGATTAGAATCTTTAAAATAAATATGAATTCTAGCAATTCTTCTAATGATTCTACATCTAGCGGATTATTTATTAAATCACCAAATGTTTTTCAATTAACATATAAAACAGGTACTAAATCTCATCGATACTTACATAAATTTAAACCAATGGCTTTAGTTGCTATGGGTGTTGATTATACTGCTGCTGGAACTTATGCAACTTATGAAGATCAAACACCAGTTCAAATGGCATTAACACTTTCATTTAAAGAACTTAATCCAATTTATGCAGAAGATTATGATAATATTCCATTAGAAGAAGGAGTAGGTTACTAAAATGGGATATTTCAGAGAACTACCAAATATAGAATACAAATCACCACTTGCTAATAGAATTTCTAACAAGTCTTATATACAAGCAAAAAATTTATTCAGACGAATGAAAATACGTGATGATTTGCAGAATGTATTTACAATTTTTAATAAGTATATAATTAAAGACGGTGCAAGACCTGACACAGTAGCAGAAGAATTATACGGAAAACCAACTTTAGATTGGGTTCTATTAATTTCTGCTGGTATTATTAATGTACAAAATGAATGGCCATTATATAGTAAAGAACTTTATGATTATTGTGTTGAAAAATATAGATTAGAAAATATTAATGATGTTCACCATTATGAAACAAAAGAAATTAAAGATAGTCAAGGTAAATTAATTCTTCCAGCAGGTAAGTCTGTGGATAGTAATTTTTCTATTACATATTATGATAATGGAACATTGATAACACCAACTTTATCATCTACGGTTATTGGTGTGAGTAATTATGAATATGAAACTTTAGAAAACGAAAAGAAAAGAACAATATATGTATTAAGAACAGAATATTTACAACAATTTCTTACAGACATGAGAAATGAGATGATTTACAAGAAATCATCTCAATATGTTACTGATAAATTAATTAAAACTTAAATTATTCAGCCAATTTAGCAAAATAAGATAATGCATCATCTCCATCTTCTTCTACGGGAGAAGGTTTTGAAGATACAGCAGCAGTAACTAATTCCTCTGCAGAACCACGATCATTGTCCTCATCAATAGTCTCTGCATCTTGACGAGCAGGAGCTTTATTACCAAGAACATAACTTAGACGAGTCTTAAGTTCATCATAAGACTTAAACTGATCTGCGGCAATAAACTCTTGAAGAGAATTTTCTTTCTTCCAGAGTCCTTCTAGTGCATCGTCATCATCCAATAGTGGAGTGACAGCAGTGAACTCAGAAGAATCGTAGTTTCTATAACCAGCAACGTTCTTTGCCTTCAACTTGAAGTTAGCACCTTGCCAGAAATCAAATGGATCAATTGCTTCCTCATCCTCAAACTCAGGTTGCAT